TTCAAGCAAGACTTTTGTACCTTCTACAAATATTGCCCATGGATCACCACCTAAATTAAGTGTTGTAGATATTTCACAACTAGGTCTATCTTTATGTTTTTTTAATTCATCACCTTTTTTATAAGCTCTAGCATAAGAATACGTTGGAATAAGATCTAGTCCTGTGTGTTGTTTCATTACAGGCAACATTTTAACCATTAGCGTTTCCATTGCAAAATCACCATAACATGAGTAAGTATTAGGTATTTGTGTATCAGCCCATGTTCCAAGAATAGGGGACTGTGCATGTATGTTATGTTCATACATAAAATCAACCGCATCTCTTTTAAGTAAAAAGTAGTTTAATATAAAGTTAGCTAGATCGTAAGACACAGCGTTTTTAATTATTTGATATTTTTTATCTTGAAAACTCATATTACCATACACTTCTGTAAAAAATTAAAAGACACTGATATTCTTATATCATTAGATTCGTTGGGGTCAACACAGTGCATTAACCAAGATGGGAACATAATTAAACGCCCTGCAATAGGTTTATAATGTGTTTCTCTAAATAATCTTGTAGGTACTGGACCTTCTTTTTGCCTTGGTCTAGACATACAGGCAACCGATCTTGGGTCATCTATTTTTAAATTTCCAGAATTTTTAGGTGCTTTAATATAATATACACCAGACCATAATGAGTTTGGGTGTTGGTGTGCTCTGTTCATTCCACCCGGCGGATTAATGTTAGCCCACATATTACCTAACACAGGTTCTGAATCTAAATGTTCTTGATCGTAAATAGTTTTTTGTGAAGCATACAGCATATTAACTAAATTTTTGTACTCTGGTAATTCATGCATATTAGTTCCTGAATGCCAACCTTTAATATTAGTTCTTGTCATTCCTTTATCTTTATTAGACCACGCTATTATATCTCTTTCAAGTTCTTGATTGAGAGTTGGGTGTTTTATATCCGCAATATAAATAGGTGTTGGAAAATGTAATTCTCTAAACATTATTTAAAAGGCGTACCTCCAAACCACATAACAAGTGATTTCCTATTACCACGTATTACTGGTTTAACTCTATGTCTTATAAATGATGCAAAAAATATAGCTTGACCTTGTTTTAATTTAACAAATTTATTTTCAGACATTAGTTCTAAATCACCACCTTCAAATTCTGATTCAGGAGACAACAAACAAGTCATAGATATTTTTCTAACCGGTGGCTCATGAACAAAATTAACATCATTATCAACATGCCATTCATAAAACCCACCTTCTGGGTATTCTGTATATTGTGCCATTTCTGTTATTTGCATTCCATTAAAACCAAAATGATTTCCGTTTGTAGTTTTCATAAGTTTTTCTATGTCTTTATACATACCTTCCATTTTAGAAAATGGTATCCAACTAATGTGTGAGGTTCTAGTTTTAGTATCTATTATTCCTGATTTAATTTTTTTATCACCACCAACATAAGCATCTTGTTTAGGTTCGTTTCTCCCAGCATCAATAATCATTTTACATTGTTCTGGTGTAAAAATTGCGTCATTTGTTTGAACAATATAAGATTTCCATTTTGGTTCTGTAATCATATTAATATCCATACTCCACCCATCCTGTTATTATATATTTGTCATTCGATAAAGGTGGGTTTCCTCTATGTACATGTGTAAATTGTGATGGCCATACTAACATTGTATTTTTTTGTGGTTTAAAACGACATTTTTGATATAAAAATTCTGTCTCACCTCCTTCGGTTACATCATTTAAATATATCATAAAAGCAAGTATCCTATTTCTTGATTTCATTTGAGCGTTTTCACAATGCCAAAAATGATAACCTTCACCTATTTTTGTTTTTTGTATTTTAACTTCCAGTATATTATGTGTAGATAATTTTTTTAAGTGAGAATATTTTTGAACATACAAAGGATACACATCTTTAAAAAACATATCTATAAAAGGTTTATTGTTGTAAGTCATTGCAACATTAATATCTGTTATAGTATTTACAGCATTATCAGAAACAAGTGTTTCATCTTCTTTCCTTGGATGCACCGCACCTTGTTGTTCACAGTTATGAAAATAATTTAAATAACTATCTATTAATTCGTTTGACATAAAATTTTTAAACACACCTATATGATTATCAATTAAAAATTGTTTATCCATTAATTAGCTCCTCTATTTCTAATAGGATCAAAATCTACATCACAGTTTGCAGCAAGAGTTCTTCTAGTTTCATCAGTTCCGTTAAAAGGGTATACACAATGCCTCATATCATATGGAAATATATAAAAATCTCTAAGGTCCATTGGTGGTTGATAGTCTATTTTAGCAAACTGACCATTAGCTGCTCCTAATATTTGTAGCCTACCATTTTGTTGTATGTGTTCTGCAGAATATTCCTTACCATAAGTAGATGGTACTTTTAAAATCATTACACTTGATAAACCTGTAAACAACATACCTCTATGTATGTGTGTTGGATTATACTCGTGTTGTTTCATTTCATTAACCCATATAGAATTTAAATGCGTTTTATATTCTTTAATTTTATTAAAAGATAAATAATGATTAAACACTTGCATAAAATAATCTGTAACATTTCTAGGCAACATGTTATGATTTTCCATCTTTGTTTGATCTTCGCCATGATAAAACAATGAATGTTCATTTTCTATCTTACCTACTAATTGTTGATTAGCTGGTGCAAGGTTATGAAAATTTTGTTCATATATATTATTAATCGATTCAAAAATATCTGAGGGTACTTGGTATTTTAAAACAGATTGACCTAAAAATATAAACTCAAACTTAAGATTTTGATTTTCCATTTTGTGTTATTTGTTCTTTCTTTTTATAACTATTTTCTAATTCACCAGATTTTTTAATTCTTTGTAATGATTGTAGTTGACCCATGACATTAAATATTTCTGCCTCACTGGAATTTCCATTTAACGTTTTTGCTTTTTCATGATACTGTAAGCCATAGGATTCTAATTGATGTTGGTTAACATCTTTGTCATTAAACGATCCGTCATTAAATTCTTTTTTTAATCCAGACCACATTTTAATTTCTCTCATTCTATGTTTAGCTGTTTTTTCCATAGATGCTTTACCAAATTTACATTCATCTAGATCTATTTCGTATTTAGTTTTTTTGTAACTATCTTCTTCTTTATGTATTTTATTTTCTAACCAAGTTATCTTTGCTTCGTTTCTTCTGTAATCAAATGATAGGGTCATTAAGTTATCTAAATATGATGATTGTTCTCTAACACACTGCCAATATTTTGCAGCTTTAGTTGGGTATCGGTTATCTTGTAGTACAGAAAATCTTGCTTCTGTTTCTGTTCGAAAAACTTGTTTTTTTGTCCAAGTATCTCTAAGTTCATCTACCATACCTTTAAAATCTGATAGATCTTCTTGTTCTAATAAATTATTTAAATGAATTTCTTCATCTTGTATTATTTCTTTAACATCTTTTTTCATTTCTTTATCCTTTATAAGTTAGTTCTTATATATATTGTTTAAAATATATTACAAGTATTAACTATTGGTAAATGTAACAGTTGTAGCACCCGTACCAAAATTAAACTCTGATGTTACATTAGTAGTACTAGATGGACTTCCTGCAAAAAATAAAGCCGCAGTTCCAGGATTACCTGAAAAACCCCCAGACGGGTGTGTTGTAGAAAAAGTAGCAGCACTTGTTGCCCAAGAACTACCGTTATAAATAAATACAGAAGTATCTGATGATGAACCTGCATTAGCAATTATTGCAGTTTGTGTTCCACCCCCTATGCTAAGAGCAGTAGGTGAAGCAGTTATTGCTGTCCAGTTTGTTCCATTCCAACTTTCAACAGAGTCAGTGCCTCCTGCTGCTACAGCAGCAGTAATTGTTCCAGCTCCTACCTGTTGACTCCTTGCAGTATTTAAATCATTAACTTCTGTCCATGCTGATCCATTCCAAGTTTCTGTTAATACTTGATTTTCAGCAGCATCATTTAATCCACCTGCTACTAGTCCCGATGTTCCTGTGGCTCCACAACCAGACATAATTCTTCTTTTTGTATTAGTTGATGCTACTTCAGTCCAATTAGTTCCGTTGTATTCTTCTACGGCAGTTGAAAAAGCAGGGGGTGGTGATGGAGGCCCTTGTCCGTTAACACCTATTGCACTTGTTGAAGTTCCAAAAGAACTTTGAAAAATTGATCTTCTTGAATTCATGGAGTTTACAGTTGTCCAATTAGTTCCATTATAAATAGCGGCTACGGCGGTTCTATTAGAACTAGGTGGCACCCTACCTCCAAAACCAATAGCTGCAGTTTGTGTTCCTGCACTACCAGCTTGATAAAGTGATTGTGGATAATTTCCTCCAGTTGCTATTGAATCACCTATAAAAGCTCGACCTTTTAATTTATTTGATGTTGAGTTATACCAAACTTGTCCTTCAACAGGATTTGATGGGTCTGATGCTACCGCTTCAATATTTGTTCCATGTATTTCTTTGTATGTTGCCATAATTAATCCGTACTTATTGTTTTAACACTAGGACTTTCACCTGCCCATTCTTGTGCATATCCTTGTGCATTTCCTGAACTATTTATTCCACCAATAGAAAGTCCAGAAGAGTTACCTGTGTTATAACTTGCACCTCCAACAGTTCTAACTGCTATATTTAAATCTGTTGTTTCTGTCCAATTTGATCCATTCCATTGTTCTGTGTTTGCTTTTGTATTTGGTGAATCTGAAGGAACTTGTCCCCCATAAGCTAATCCTGATGTTTGAGTTCCAAATCCACCTACACCTCTTCTAGACGTATTTAAATCGTTAACTTCAGTCCAATTTGATCCATTGTAACTTTCAGTTGCTCCTGTAACAGTGGAGCCTGAAGAAGTAGCTAAAGCTGCTGTTGTAGTTCCAAAACTTGCCATACCACTATTAACTACATTTAAATCTCCAACTTCAGTCCAATTAGTTCCATTCCATTGTTCTGTATTAGCTATAGATCCTGAAGGGCCTCCGCCCCCAATTGCTAAAGCTGCAGTTACTATTCCTGCAGGTCCTCTAACTTGTGCTGTTTGGTTCATATTATTTACACTTGTCCAGTTTGTTCCATTCCATTGTTCTGTTACATTAAGATTAGGATTACCAGTGCCTGCTGGACCATATCCTCCAAAAGCTATTCCAGATGAACTGCTTGCTCCTGCACCTCTTAAAGAATATCTTGAAGTATTTAAATTATTTACTTCAGTCCAATTAGTTCCGTTATATAATTCTGTATCTTGTCCTCCAGTTGGTGGACCAGTATCACCACCACCTGCAGCTAATGCTGCAGTTAATATTCCAAAAGTAGCGTTATCAAATTTTGTTATATTGTTCATATTACCACCTGTAGCCCAAGATCCTGCAGTTATAGCACCTGTTTCCATTTTTATAACATTACTTGTAGAATTATACCACACCTCTCCTTCTACCGGATTACTAGGATCCGAAGAGTAGTTTTGTATTTTACCACCATGTGTGCCTATATACGTAGCCATTTAATTTTATTCCTCT